CTTTACTTTTTGTTCATTCCGGTCTTAGACCACTTTTAAAACCATGGCTTCAATTAATCCTTATACTTCGATTGATGCTCTTGACGTTCCTGATCTTAGTAGTGATGATGAATTTGAACCCATTACAATATCTACTTCTTTCCCCGTCGTCGAACCAGTTAGCAACATTACTTATGCTCATGCTATTGTTGCTCGAAAAGAACGATCTGGCGTTGTTGACGATCTTGAAGGGGATGATGATGATGTTATTAAACATGTCAATTACGTTAAACAGCGTAATAAAAAGTTACGTCATTTTGATATGGATATCGATGTTGATCGTAAGAAATTGTCATTTTTAGCTAAAGTTAAAATTAATACTAATACCAATCCTGAGTTGGTTAAAGTACCAATTTCTTGGCGTGCTCAGACTGATCAACGTAGTCGTCCCAAACAATGGTTTAAAAGATTTCATGTTCCTGAAGGTGGTGTTGTTGCTCTTCCTGGTCGTCATAAGCATGATTGGGATAATTATTTGCAAGATTGGAAGAGTTCAAGTGGTGATATACGCCGATTACCACTCCGTATTCAACGCAAATTATTACAATTACAGGCTAATAAGTCTGTTACAGGTGGCTCACATGGTACTAATGTAGCCCCTTCTGCTGATATTGTTATAACGGTTGACAATGTCAAGCATAGTTTTTCTGTTATATTTGAATTTGGTGATTACGATGAATTTATGGTTATTTCTCTTGATGAACCTTTTCTTATGCCAACTTATTTCACGTTTCATGGATATGCTTGTTGGTGTTTCATCATTGATGAACGTCTTGTTATGTTTAGTCCTAGTGATGTTCGTGATGACCAATATTTGATTCATCGACCCGTCGATGTGTATTTCGATGGGAATTTAATTTGCGTTCTCAATCGTGTATCTGAAGCTTATGCTGATTCTGGCCCTGAAGATACTAATAGTGGTCTGTATGGGGGCTCACACCCTTTTTGTACACACAACTGTCAGCATGTACGTTGTGAGGTTCTTGGTCAAATTACCATAGTTGATGGTAAAACTTATTTGATGTGTCCTTGTTGCATTTGTAAATTGACCAAAATTGGCCCTGCGAAAGACCGTCGTGCATTAGGTTTACATCCTAATGATAAGGCAGAAATGTTGGAGGATATTTTTGCTGAGTCGTTAACTAGTGCCGATTCGTCAGTTAAAGCGTCAGTCGGGCCTGTTCCTATTTACTCCTCTTCTATAGCTTCACTTATGTTAAATTCTTCTGAATCTTGTTCTTTAACAACTTCCCCGCCTGTGCAGTCTAATACATCTACTATTCGGAAAAATGTTTTGAGTTCAAAGTTGATTGGGCCTGTGTTCCCACAACCTGACTTTACAATTTCTGCTGCAGCTAATTCTGAATCTAGTTCTGTTGCTGTTGTTGCTGCTCCAGTTAAGTCTGTTCTGAGAGGTCATATATTGAGTCCGGAACAACATTGTGAACTCATTTTCCGTTATACCGAGTGTCCCTTTTTAAAAGTTGAAACTTTTATTCAAACAGTTGACGTCATTGATTCTAGGACTATGAGACCTTTATCATTTGACACAGTCAAGCCTGTTGTTGCCCAGTTCGAAACAGTTAGTGTTCAATATTCTGGAGTCTCTGTTCCCACATTGTTGAAACTATTACTTCTCATAATGTCTTGGACAACAGTATTATTTATTCAAAATATGCCTAATAGTGTTGTCCATCTTGTGGCCAATGTTATACGTTCGTTTTTTATTCATCCAAGTTACATTGTTTCATTTGTTTTGTTTTGCTTCTTTGGCACACCTGTTACTGTGTTGAGCATATATTATTTATTACGCCATGTTTCGAACACCCTATCAAATTCAAATTTTTTTTTGATTATATTCAAGCCTTTTTTGATACGGTATTATCCTTTTATTGCTATAATGGGCACATCATGGGGCGGCACTTTGATAAATGAAGTGCTAAGTCTCGAGGCCAATAGTTACACTCCTTTGTCATTGGTGTTAACGTTGTGCTATTACGCCATATTTTTTTTTGTGTCTATCCGCGACATTGTGCTTTGGAGTTTTTATATTACAGGCTCCATCACATATGTCCCACACCTTTTGACATGTGTTTCATTGGAATATGCACATGGCACCAATATTGATGTTGTACGTTCTACGGCTAAAGGTAGGATATTGCATCTTGCTTCTTTTCCCATATCCGACAGTGCTGCCCTATCATTTATTGATGGAACAGCCTTAGCCGTTGAGGTTTATATGAACTCGTTGGATTTTGTCGGAACTGGAGCAATTCGGGTCGGTGCTTCAGTGGTATTATCGACCCTTATCATACCGAACGTAAGGTATACGCTTGTGGCTATCGTATGTCGGAAGTATCCGTCACTGCTCAAGTTATGTGTGACAAAGCTTCCGTTGACATATCCACTATGCGTCGTGATCGCCGCCGTGTTTTTCGTATGCTGCGTTTTGGAGCTATACGCGGTTATGCTCCAATTTGCGTAGATTCAAATGACCCTTATACTGTCGAAGTGGCCTTTCGCAACAGGTTGCTAAGAGTGCTGCCGACAGCTGACCCAATTATTCTGCGCCGTTTTGCTAATTATGTCATTTCTGTTGTTGCTACTGTTCCATTAGCTACTCAACTTTCTTTTGAAGAGTGGCTTGATACAACAACTTATAATGAAAATCGAAAGAAACAGTTACGAGAAGCTCACTCTGCTTGTAGAAATCATCCTACTCGGAGACAAATTTCACACGTAGATACGTTCGTTAAGACAGAATCATATATGACCTTTAAGGCTGGCCGGATGATAAACTCTAGATCTGATGCGGCTAAGGCGTGGCTTGGACCTTATATTAAATCGATTGAAAGAGTTGTTTATGAATTCAATTTCGGCCAACCATGGTGTCCTTTTATAAAACACGTTCCTGTTAAGGAGAGATCTATCTCCATGAGGAGATTGCAGGATTGTGTTAGTTCGTCAACCAATGTTTATTCCACTGATTTTACAGCGTTTGAATCTCATTTCACTTCTGAATTTATGGAAATTTGTGAATGTGTTCTGTATGAACATTGTTTAGGCAATATTGTTGATGCTCACAAGATTGCCACTGCACATATCGGTTTAAATAAGATGCGTACACGAACTAAGTGTTATGCTGAAGTTTATGGTAGGCGGATGTCTGGAGATATGTGCACTTCTTTGGGAAATGGGTTTACAAATCTCATGC